TCGCTTGCAGGAATTTTGGTAAGTTCTTGTTCATCTTCATCAACCTCTCTATTGTCTGGTTCCTCAACTCCAAAGAAACTTTTGTATTTGTTAGTAATGTTTGACTTATGAGCAAAAAAAAAGTGGCACTACCAAACCAATACTTTACAGGTAATTTTAGAAACTGCTTTGCTCTACTTGAAACTTCATGTTGATTGTATGGTTCTAATACATATTCTAAACCATCTATAGACTTCACTGGTCTAAACAATATTGCCATTAACATATTTATAGATTGGTTTAATTTATCTGGCTGTGAGTATACTTCTAAATCAGTCCATTGCCCCCAAGTTAAATGTGCCCAATCATTCTCAAACCCATATTGTAATCCATCATGTGTGAATGTAAAGTTTACTCTTTGGTCATCATTGTCAATCATCTGTGATGTTATATAACTTTCAATGAATTTGATTTTATCTTTTGGAAACTCTTTTAATTCATCGACTGATACATCTAAATGTAATGCCAATACTTCTGTAGGGTCTGTGTATTTTATTTGGTTGGTTTGTATCTTCATGTATTTCTCAATACTCAAGTCTTCTTGAATTTGATACTTCTTATCGTTTAATAATACTTCTATCATACTATTGTAAATTTCTTTTTATTTAATCCTATTGTGCTTTCCAATACATATCGTATGGCATCAATCGTGTGGTTGTTATTATCTTCTGGAACATCAAGTAAATTACCGTTCTTATCTACTTTCCATTTGTAGGAACCAAATTCATATATTATATTTTTACTTTGTTCACTAATGAACATTTTATGTCTTCTCATTAAATCTATACCATGGAGAATTGACTTCTTATTTACTGGTTTTGCATTGAATTTTGCTCTACGTAAATCTTCTATATTTTGTGGTGATGCACTATCACACCATATAGTATCAGTCTTTTCTATATTTAGATTTTCAAGTCTATATATAATATCAGTCATTGTCATATTTTTTACACATAATAATTCATGAAAATATAACTCATCTCCATTTTGGTAGACTTCAATTAAAGTTGTAGGGTCATTATAACCCATATCCATACCTCTACCTAATAACTTGAATTCATTTGGTATATGTTCTATGGTGTTAAACTTATTGAATACAAGCGTTGTAGATATCCCTCTTTCACCTAAAGTATAAATCCTATATAAGTTATCGTCTTTATCTTTTAGGCTCTCTAATTCTTTTACAATGTTCTCGTTGATAAATGGATTATCTTTCCAAGTTGTCTTGAAATAATAACAATCATCTCTATTTTCTAAATCATATACCCATGATGATAATTCACTTGGGTTTAAGTCTAATATAACTTTATCTGTTGTTCTAAATATAAGTTGGTTCCAGTCCTCGGTGTTTAGTTCATTTGCTTCATTGCAATAAAGATAATCTCTTTTACTACCTCTTAATTTCTGTGGTTCATCTACAGAAAACCAGTTGATAATTGAATTATTTGGTAGTTTATAAAATCCTTCTTGTTTATGTAATCTTGTTGGGTCATATAAATCAAATAACTCTAATACTTCTATTAAGTCTTTTAATACAGAATTCTTTAATGATGGTAATGTTTTTCTAACAATTGAAAGTGTTTTATTATTTTCTTGTAATAATTTTTGTATCCAATAAATTAAGATATTAAATGTTTTACCACTTCTTGACCCACCTTGTGCAACAACAATTCTCTTATTAAGTTCATCGGACTTTAATAACTCTTCGAATACTATTGTTGTTTGGACTTTGGCCATTATTTGTTCATATAGAAATGTCTATTATAGATATGGAAATTCTGTGCAAAGTGGTAATAAGTTCCAACTTGTGCATTTAATCTATTTGCTACTAACTCTTGAAGTTTTGAGAAACAATATTGGTCATTACAAAAACCATATACTAAATCATTGCTTCTCATTAAGACTGACATATTTAATTTATCATCTTGAAAATAGAAGTTGATTGAATAAGTGCATATTGTATCTTTTGCATAATCATCTATTTCTTTACCATCGTATAAAGATACTGATGCTCTCCTTGTGGTTTTATCAGCCTTTAACATTTCAATTACTTTATCTAACTGATTGTTTCTATTCCATTGAAATCCATAGTTTGAGTTTACATTATTATTCTCATCTGCGATACTAGCCCATATCTTTGCACGTTTGGATATTTCTTCAATATTCCTATTTTCACTCAAGTACCACTCCCATTCGTATTGTGCATAATCTTTACTCCATTTTCTCCATGTGGTGTTGATATGATTATCTAATGGATTTTCAATATAAAAACCAATGTTATGTAATTCTTTGGTATTATTCACTTCTTCTCCACGCTCTGAGATATAATCAAAGAAGAACTCAAAAGCTTGTTGTGCGTTATCAAATTTGTTTAACATATATATTATTTTTTTGTAGTAGTTTAATCCCTGAGTTATCTCTATATTCTATACTAAAATATAATTCTTTTATTTCACATTGTATAATTAGTTTTGCACATTCTACACATGGTGAATGTGTTGTATACATAATTGAATTTTTTGATGAATAAGTTGATAATGCACATTTTGTTATACAATTACTTTCTGCGTGTAAAACCTCAGGTTTAGTTTTATCTCCACATTCACACTCATTATCAAATCCTTTTGGTGTTCCATTATAACCAAATGAAATAATATTGTCATCTTTAACAAGTAAAGCCCCAACTTGTAATCTCTTACAATATGAGGCTTGACTTATAGTTTTTGCAATATCTAAATAAAACTGATGTTTATTGACCATCTTTAACAAAGGTATTATTTACCATTTTGCCTGTTCTATTCTTAATTACATTATACGCAGAGTTGATACAATCTTCAATCTTATAACCATTTAATGCAGCCAAGTTTGTGAGAACAACAACACAATCACCAATGGCATCAATAAACTCTGTATCATTTTGTTTTAATATAGATTTAGATAATTCACCTACTTCTTCCATTAGTTTCAATGTCTGTGTTTTAACATCACCATTGGTTAAGATACCTTTATCATAAGCCCATTGTCTAATAGGTAATAATTCATCTTCTAATAATTTATGTTTTAATACTACATCGTAATAAACTGGTATTCCTACTTTTGGTAATACCATGTGTGGTGGTGGGTTTGTGCTTGGATACCAAGTCTTTCCACCTCTTGAAGAATGATATGTAATTGTTGTATCCAATAATGGGTAGAACAAATCTACTTCATCAAAGTTATAATCTTTACCAATAATCTTGCGCATTTCACCATCTACAATAGTTGGCTTGGTGTCTTTTCCTGATGCTAAACCGTGCTTAATCATTATCATTAGAATTAAGGTAATCGTTCATTGAAGCCATATAAGCCACACAATCAAGTAAATTATCTTCTTTGTGTGAATGTGCTTGTCTTGATAGTTTAATCGCAATCATGGCATTATACATGTCCTGTGTTGTGATGGTCTTGCCTGTGAGTAAACTACAAATGTTTGCAGCTTTTTCCATAGACGTAATAAAATCTCCGTATTGTCTGTCCTTTTCCTCGGACCTTTGGTAAACAATACCTTTTGCAGTTTCTAAAATGTTTGTCATACTCTAATTATAATCTATTTTATTTATATTGTAAATTGTAATTGTGATTTTTCCTTGAAATTATTGTATGATTTGTGTTTGTCCACAATACTAAATCCATTATCAAAATCTTTAATACTCATACCTGGTTTTACATAATAATCCCATATTGGATTTTTAATATACTTTAACCATACACACAACAAATCTTCTAAGTCCATAGGTTTCATTGAATATCTTTCACTCAAAAACATAAAGTCATTATACTTCCATCTTGGTTTTAATATGCTCATTGAACTAATTGCAGTAGGTCCTAATTTACAAATTGAATATTCATCAATATCAAATAACCCATTTATCTTTGTATCTAAGTTTACATAGTTTGCCAAATCTGCTGCCATTAACAAGTAATGAAAATTAAATCTGTGTAGATTATTATTTTGGTTATAGATATTCATTGTGTCTACAATAGTAGACAAGTCCATATTTGGTTTTATATTCTCTAATATAAAATCTGCCCAAGGTCTAAAATGGTCAAACACCAATTTCTTTAATGGATATCTTGGTGGTTGGTTTACTCTACAAGATACAAACTTTCCTGTGTCTTCTAACATCCATGGAATAAACTCTTTATAAGAATTGAAATCACCAAAGTTCAATAATATAGTATTATGATAACCGTGATTAAACTCATTTGATGTGCCACTACCAAATATTCTATGACAATAAATTAAAAACAGATATTCATATACACCCCAATTTTCATTTGCTTTTGGTTTATACAAATCCCAAGTTAAAGAATTTTCTTGCATAAAATAGTCTTCTAATAAAAAGATAAAACCTTCATATCTACGGTCAATGTTGTGGAACAAATTGACGTTGTCAATATATTTATCTCCAGTTGAAAATACCCTTTGTTTTGTTTCAATAAAGGTTTGTTCAGTTTGTCTATTTATATCTATGTAATAGTCCAAACACTCTAAGGCTTTTGTATTAAATGTCTGTATCATAATCTTGAATAAATGTTGGTAAATAAAACTTTGGTTTTAGATGAACTGATTGTCTTGGTTCCATGTAATCAAACATCTTTAATCCATCTTCACTATTAAATTCATCAGGCCACATATAATATTTTTGTCCACTTGAAATTATAATATCATTGGCAATATCTCTTAACTCACTTCTAAGTTCTCTACTACCATAAAATGGCTTTCCTTTATATAATCCAGTGGTTGGCATTTTTCTACTCTCATGTTCAATTGGTAATAATCCAATAATAGTATTATCATTTAATTCACTTGAAGTTTCAATGTATCTGTTGAATAACTCTTTGGTTGCTTCAATAGGATTGTTTCTTTGACCTAGGTGAAACCTAATATCTATATTACCATAGTATGTAATGGTCTTGTCATATCGTTCATTTAGAAGAGAAATACTAACATTGTTTAACCATGAGTATAATGTAGTTCCATCTACACGATTTAGTCCATATCCTTTTTTGTGGACAGATAATGAATGACTATCACCTAACACGGTTTTTCTTTGACTAATTCCATAATCAGTTAAAATCTGTTGTGTTGGATAATTTGGATATTGTAAATCCATTTTTAACTTTGTAGCAAATAATGTTAAATCAACAAAGTTATTTAGACAAATCACTTGACCTTGAAATTTGTGTAAACATTCCATACGTTCATAATGAAATGGTTGTGGTCCACCAATTAAATTAAATTTACCAGGAGTAAAGTTAACATTTTCTAAAATATAGATAATATCAAAATTATCATATTCTTGTGGTTTTGGATTAAGTGTCAAGTTGTCATGTTTCTCTTTTAACAAATCTACTACGATTTTGTTATAACCATTACCATGATGTGTAGGTGCAATACCTACAAGTTTAATCGTTGAAATTACTGCTGCCTTCATTTTGTATAATTTTTCTTATTGTATAATATCCCACTAATCTTTTTAATTTAATAATTTCTTTTGTGTTATCGTAGTATTCATATTGTTTAACCTTGAAACAAACTTTACATCTAGCGTGATAAAACTTTTCATTTAACCTATAGAAATCTGTTATTGGTTTTTCTTGACTACAAATAGAACATATTTTACTTTCCTTTATTTCCATTACTCCATCTTTTTCTTTGTTTATTTGCCATCATTAACAAGAATAATTGAGTATTAAATTTGTTTCCACCATCTTTTTCTATAATAGTTTTTGCTTGGTTTACCCACCAAGTTTCATGACATTGAAGATACTGATTAAAAACCTCAGTATATTCTTTATCTCTCTTTAATAAATTAAAATGGGTTGAGTGTCCTATTTTTAATAACTTGAAAAAATACTGGTTAGGTTTACCTTCTTTACCAGCCGTTATCATTATCTCTTTCCAATTCTCAGGAAATGTTGTGTTTGGTCCATATTTCTTTTTACTCATATCTTTATATTGTAGTATAAATATAATAAATAAAATCTATAAAGTAAAGAATTTATATAACTAATTCTATATAAGAACTAATATAAGTTAAGAATAAATTATTTGTTGATTAGTATGAAACAGAGTAATGCCTACGAAAGTATTACCTTTTTATCTGCCATACTACAATCTATGTTGATTGAGCACGTTCATTAAGTGTAGAGTTATTACCTTAATCTTGTGAGCGACTTTAAGAATTATAATCAATCCTACTAAACCTACTACTCCTCACTTTACAGCCATAGTTGTGCATTTATTTAGTTTCCCATGGTAGCACTTGTAATATGTTATACCCCATCGTAGTTGCCCCGTTAATATAACAATTAAAACAATAATACTATTACTTGACAAAGTAAAGCATTACTCAATATTTTTTCTAATAATCTCAATTTGCACTGGTGTTGCATTCATCTCTTTACCATTGGTAGTTAAGTCAACTTTTTGTGCTTCACTCCAACGCTCAGAGAATTTGTTTCTCATTATTAAACTCCAAAGTCTAGAATTAAAACCAGCACCACCATTTGTAGCCATTGAACTATGTGCCATACTAAACCAATAGTTCTCACATAATTTATTATATTCACCAATTACTTTGGCGTATGCTTTGTTCTTGCTTAATAGCAACTCATGGTCGCTCCAAGATATGTCCAATTCAATCATAAACTCTGTGATATGTTTACCCTTAGAACCAGCATCTAAAATCATCTCAGTCCATTCTGGACTAATTGAATTATTATTTAATTTCTTTTTATTATCACTCATCTTTTTACTTTTTTAATTCTTGAAAATTCAATTGCAGCTTTTATCTTTTCTATACAATCTTCTTTTCCAGGTCTTTGTGAACTATTAGGATACAAAGTATCATAGGCTCCATAAATCTCAAACCAATCGATGTCATCTAAAGCACCGAATTCCTTTTTAGATATAATCCTACGGAAAACATCTTCAGCTACTAACACATGGTCTCTAGAGTGCAAATTATTAAGCCTCTTAACCCCATTCTTATTTTTACAATTACACATATATTTTTTCTAATCTTTCTTTTATTTGCATTAAAAATTCAGTTGCTTCATATTGTTCATCTATAATTGAAATTTCAATTAAATCATCTAATTTCCAAAAGGTCATTTCAATACTACCATCAACTTTTATCATTTCAGCAATAAACTCAATAACGAACTTGTC